TTGTGCTAATGCCCTCGTCCGCCATCTCTTACCTCACACCAAGTGTGTCTTGCCGATAATGTACACCCAGATGCCGCCAGCGCCGAGGATCATGCTCTCTGCAGTATACCCGGTGGCGATATTGGTGCCGGCAGAGTCACCGATCCTGCCTCGCACCTCAATCCATTGCTCTTGTCCAGCGGTTGCCGGAGCCCCGCCGTCCACAACCGTCCTCGACGCAGTCGCGCTTGTGCCTCGCCCCACGAACACCGGCTTGCCCTGAGCGCCATTAAAGCCGACGCCAGAGCCGCCCACAAGGTCTGCAGCATGAAGCTCCACGTTCGCTGGATATGTAGTGGTGGTGCCCACACCTGTGCCCACCTTGGACGCGGTGCTCTGCTGCCCTAGCTGTATGCGGTCAATGGCGCCCCCCTGCCACGTCGCACCCACCGGGTTGCTTATCGACTTAAAGGCTACCTGAGTGTAGCCGTAATGGTCGCCCCGCATTCCAGTGCCGATGCCAACACCTATCTCACACCTAAATGTGCCAGGAGGGAGCCCACTGGCCAGCAAGCTTGGAAGTGTGTCGGCAGTCTCCCTTGAGCCTCCTCCAGACGGGTCCCACCACAAGAAAGGCATCCAGCTGTATGAGAAGATGACGTGGTGGATAGTCATGGGAGACTCGATCGGAATGTACCGCCGGTCTATGATCGAGTCTGTGCCGCTCACAACGTAAGGCTCTTCAGTCCAGTCGCTGCAGACCTTTCCGCCCCACCTTCCGTTGTTAAACAAGGGGACGCTGAGCACAGTGTAAGCGGCAGAATCCTTTATCTCCTCAAGCATCGGCACGTCAGCATCCATCTTGTAGCCGCCGTGTAGCTTGCGCCTGCTGAACTCGTCTATGACGGCCAGCACCGTCTGCGTGCCCAGGGTTGATGCGCCTGCGTCATTGGCGACAACGGCATCACCCGCTGCAGGGGTTGCCCCGATGAGCGCTCGTGAGGTTGAGGAGTTGATGCCAGCGCCCGTGGTGCCGGCAGCGGTGTGTGTGAGGTTCTTGTTCTGCTCTCCCAGGTGCCGGTTGGGGATGTTCTGTATGGTGTTGCCCTTGTCCCTGGACGTGAGTCGCGCGAGGAAGCGCATCGACACTTCGACGGACACAAGCTCTGCGCCCTCCGATGTGTCAGGGCTAAAGAGCTCGGGCGCCGAGATGACAAATGTATAACTCTTGTACGGGTCAATGACCTGGTTAATCCCTGAGGATACCCAGGGGTTTAGCCGAAAGAAGCCGGCCCCTGTGTCAATCGGGTTAATCGTTCCAGACCACACCATTCTGTTTGGCTCAAAGCCAAGCGAAGTGCCCTCCAGCCACTTTAGCTGCTTCTCAAAAATCATCAGGTCGATCTTCAAGCGGCTCTGCATGTCATATGACACCTTTGCAGAGTTGTTCGGGGCGGCAGCTGTCCAAGGCGCCCCGGTCGATCCCGTGCTCCAGTTGGACACGATTGCAGCGGGCTCCATGCGTTGGTCGAACGAGAAGCTAACCTCATCCAGGATAATCTCTGGGGCTGAATCACTTATGGTTGGTATCCGAGCGCCCGTTCTCGGGTCAGTCGTATAGACCATGTCCTCTTGAAGGGGCGGCAGCACGAACGGGATGCCGTGAAAGCACCTGCCCCCAGTTGGTCCCGCCACCCTGTTCGTTGCGCCTGAGAGCCTGGGCAGGGAAAGGTTGACTCTGAACGGGGCATACCGGCTACTGAGCTGCTCAGCCTCGATGTTCGCCGTCGTCATCTGCGTCTGCGCTGCTGATGCAGGCGTGAACACGTGCTCAGTGACGAGCTTCGCTCCTCTGGCTAGCTTCTTTCGGGTGATCTTGGCCATTAGAGGGACTGCACCTCCTCAAGCACAGTGAGCGTAATGCTCCACGCTTGAAGGAACCAGGGAATGGTTCCCCATGTTGCCGGCATATAAACCGTACCGTCGTAGAGCGGGATGGAGACCGCGAGCCTCAGCCGTGCTTGCTCGTGGATCGGAACGTTAAGGTCCCTGTACTCCACAATCCTGCCACCCAAGGCGCGAGTATCAGACACTCCGGTGGAGTCATAGTGCGGTGTCATGTCATTCCAACCAGCACCGCTTGCGGACGGGGCAATAAGGGAAAACATGTCCTCGTTGACAGTCCACTGCGTCCTGGTCACTTCCACGTCAGTGAGTTCGGCATCCTCCGGAGACCCCGGGTTCATCACATCAACCACAATGGGCACGTCAATAGTGTCACTGCCTGCCGCAAAAGGAGGCGGTGGATTGCCGGCCCCAGAGTAGGTATAGGGCGGGAGTGTAAGATCGTGAGTGCCGCTATAAGGGCGCGCTGATGTTGTGCCGCCATCCAAGTGAAGCATCACACTTACCCCATACAAGATGGCTGGACGGCTAAAGTGGAACATGCGCGTCCACGCGAACTGGTCACCAAGACTGCCTGCAGCGCCGCCAGAAGGCATGTAGTTCTGCACGCCAGGTATTAAAGTCCCCTTAAACCTGGACTGATTAAACGGCGCCCCTTCAACCACCGACCCCATGATGTCGTCTGCGTTTCGCATCTTGAGCCACGGAAAGCGGCCATACTGGGCAGACGCGGAGCGGTCCTGGGGGTTAAAGCCGGCGTGATACTGGGTCGCAACAAACCGCTGTTTGGTGTTTCCCTTGTCGAGGTCGTTAATCCCGTCAACGACTTCACCAACGGCTTTCTCAAGACGCGACCCGTCAATCGTGGTGCCATCGTAAAACAGCTCCTTCGTAAGGTTTCTGGGCTGACGACGCCAAGCCATTAGACATTCCCCGTCCCGGTGGCAGTGCCGCCTGAAAACAAAGTGTTAGCTGCACCGCTCGGATTCGTCTTGTTGTAGCAGAAAGCTATCTGAACGCTAGCAGCAGGACCCGCATGAGACACCACCGGCGAAACTGCAGGGCCGCTGCCGCGAAAAACGCACCCGAGAAACACAGCCTTTGCTCCAGCGTCAACAGCCACAACCACAGTGCTGCTGTCCAAAGGGCGCTCAAAGACGCAGCCTCGGAATATAACTGTTGCAGGAGACTTTATGTTGACGCAGTTCGGCCCATCGCCGGTTGATATGGTGATGTTGTCGATCACCGCATCACTCTCTACGACAAGCCTTCGAGTGATCACCGCCCCTGGGGCAACCCCCTGCAGCGCAGTGTCCTCCCTGTCAAGCACGCTACCGCCATGCTCACCAGGCGCAAGGGCCAGCGAGTTGTTTTTAAGCAGGCGCTCTTTAAACGATTCACCAGACAGGACTAGGCCAAGAGAGTCCACCGCGTCTGCTGCACGCCTGCGCACAACCTCATTGTACTGCCTGAATCGCTCAGACTGCTCACGGATTCCGCGCGCTATGAGCTCGTTAAGGCTCATCTGCCCCTCCTTCGCCTGCCGGCACCGACGATGCGGTAGAGCAGCTTGACGCTCTCAAGCTTAAGCCTTTCTGCTGGGTTACGCATGAACCCGAACAGCATGGTCGCCACGCTGTTGCCCTTTACTGATGCGGAGGTGGTGATCTCATCAACCTGCTCGTCACCAATGAGGCACGCCTTCTGCTCGAACGTCGTGGTGGCGGGGTTCCCATACGCTGCGTATGTGGCAAAGTTTGCCTTCTGCATGGCCGAGCCGCCAGCCCTGATGCGGTCTCGGATGGTCTCTTCTGTCATGGCGGTAGGGTATAGGTTGGTGGTGATGCTTACGGGGCCGGTGAAGGTGGTGCCTCCCACGTAATCAACCGTCTGCGCCATCCAGGTCTTCAGGTCAGCAGCCATCATTGTGTTGAACTGGCCCTGCGCCCATCCGCCCGTGATATCAGTGCCTTGGTCATGGCTCAGCAACCTGACGCTCAACCCTCGAGCCTTCAGCCTTGCGTCTTCTGGTAGCCCCACGTCTTCCGACATGTACGCCCAGTCGACCGGCTGCGCCACCGAGTCCTCCTTCCTGACAGACACCAGCCTCCACTCTCTCCACACAAGCGCGTCAGTTGTGCTTGTTGTCGGGTTCCCGTCCGTGAGGGTGCACCACGGCATCGCTACACCGCCAATGACGGCACTTGCTATGCCCATCCCGGAAACATCATCACCATCATAGATGGTGCGCATGGGTATGTATGCGAGGGGGTTTAGCCGATTGGGCGCGGCATTCAGCGCCGGCTGAAAGAGGCCGCCGCCCGCTGCTCCGTCCCAGATCATGTGGATAACGTTTCCCCCTCTGCTGGGAACACCGGCAGACGTCTCACACCGAGCAATGCCTGCACCTGCGCCCCAGGCCGACGAAGACCCCTGCCTCTCTGCTGGCAGGATGAGGTTGAGGTTGGTGCTCGCAGCATCGTCCTCGAATATCGGGCGCCAATGCACGCTATCAAAGGCGAATGCGATCTCAACCTTCTCTATCCTGGCAGTGGCCGGGTTGTTCGAGAAATATGGACCAGGCACCAAGTACACAGGCACCAGCACCGTCCTTCCCGGAGCCGATGGGGCTGACTCACCATTTGGAAGAGCTGCGCCCGTCGCCGTGCCCCTGAACTTGTATTGCTGCTCAACTGTTATCCACTCACCCAGCACAAGCGTCGACTGTTTTGAGCCTGACGGGCCTGCGGGATAGGCAAGGTACTTGCCGGCGATGGTGCGGTAGTCCTCGTCATCCACGCTGCGGTCGATGGCCCCGCCGCGTCCATACTCCAGGATGTAGGCAGACATCGAGGTGGTGTCATCGTCCACCGGGGACAAGGCAGACCCTCCGTACAGCGCCGAATCGCTTAACGCCTGAACATCTGTTGAGCCCACAAGGTAGAGCTGTTTATCAATCGCCACTGGCCAGGGGCTCATGATGTTCTTCACAGCGCCCACGTTCGGTGCCGACGCTGTTGAGGTGTTGGACTCGTATGTCCACAGTGACCACTGCTCACCAGAGAAGCACAGCGAAACATTCTCTTCCGGCAGGGTTATCAGTACGGCGTCAAGCAACTCGCTAAACGCAACCGAAGCGCCATCTGTCTTCAGTGTGATGACGCTGTTTCGCTGCGGCAACGTGATGTTGATGGAGCCTGTCTGAGCCGTGGTGCTGGTGAAGAAGCTCGTGGAGGGGTCGGTAATAAAGTCTGTGAACAGTGGCGCGATGTCTTGCGATATGGTCTGCACCTCAAGGCCGCCGCCAGAGATGTGAACCCCCGTGCTGCTCAGCCAGACCGCTGCGCTGTCCTTCTTGGTCACACACGACTGAGAGACGCACCCGATGTTGTCCGAGATTCGCACCGGCTCGAGGCCACCTGAGGCGATAGGGTCGTCCGAGCGTGTGCTCGGTTGGTATGCGAAAGTCTCGCTCTCTGTGAATATGTAGATGCTTTGGCCCATTGGGACCATGGCGGTGATCTGCTTGTCCGTTGGAACAATGATGTAATCCATGTCGATAAACGACGTGGGCCGGTCCTTCTGAGAGAAGAAGACCTCTCTGCCATTGCCTGCCACCACGAGCCTGCCGTCCCACGACGTGAGCGCAAGGGGTGATGGTATGCCCGACGCAGTGCGATATCGGTACACCTCTGTGAAGGCACCAGGCGAGGGCTTAACCCTCCAGACCATGGAAGACTCAGCATACGGGGGAGCCCACTTCTCAGGGTGTGCCCCGGAGACGAACCTACGTCTGTTACCCTTAAAGGTGCATGGGGTGTAGGCGTAGAGCTCTGTGGCCGGGGAGCCGAAGTAGACGGTGTCTCTGACCTCTGTGAACGAAAATGTCTCTTCGCTTGTTGCCAGCACCCAGCTCTGCATGTCTCGGTTGAAGTTTGTTTCGTAGACGCCGCGCCTAACCTCAAGGTCCCTCTTATCCGTGCCGCCCTCGGACGTGTGCCTGTACAGCGGCTCCTCCCACCACTCCCTGGTGGTCACGTCATAGATGTTAACAACGTAAATGTTGGCTATTTGAGCGCGGAAGGAGTCCACCTCGGAGGTGTACACCCTGGCCTTGAACAGGCTGATGATCTGATCGTGGCCGAAGTCCGTATGGATAGCGTAGCTGCCGAGGTGTTTCTGGTATCCCCACGGTGCAGACGCGCCATCGATGTTGTGCGTCATGCGGCAGTCAAACTGCGCGAGTTGACCGAAGCCCTGGCGCACTTCCCATGCGCCGTGCCGGCGAACCATGTTTAGCGCAAAGCTGCCTTTGGAGGGGCGGTCATACTTAATCCCACCAGTGAGGATCTGGACCTCGTCATACTTGACCGCCACTTACATCCACCTTACGTCAACAACGCTCTCCACCACCCCGCCAGAGCGAGCCTCAAGGTACGCGCGCAACTGCTCAATACGTCGAGCAAGGAGAGCGTTTAGCTGCTCGTTCGACGCGCTATCAACAACCGCGTAGCGGAGGCACGCCACAAGCGCGATGATGTCATGAAAGCGAGTCAGGTCATCAATGTAGGTTGCACCCAAGCCGGACCAGTTCACGTTGGGCTCAGGTATGTAGTCAATGCGGATGAACATCGTCATCGCCGCAGGGAAGAGCAGCTCGGTACCGCGCAGCGTGTAGTTCGACCTGTAGTCGTAGGTGCTCTGAGCAGAGGCCGATGGCTTCAGCGTGGCGATGATGTTGTCTGGGAGGGCCAAGCTCTCAATCTGGTAGATGTTGACGAGTTGATAGAGCCGGTTGGTCGCGGCTGAACCAAGGATCGGCGCAGCACCTGCGGCGAGGTCGAGAAGCCTAGCGTCTGTCAGCGAGTACGTCTGACTGCGCGAGTAGATGTATGGGTCCATCTCTGTAACAATCGCGCGGAAGTCGTCGTAGCCACGCTCAAGCCAAATGGCCAGCTGAGAGTCGTTAACAAACGTCTGGTCAGGCTCGTCCATATAAAGACGAAACGCTGCAGCCACCTCGTTGACCAACATTAAACGCCCCCTTGCGTCATAGCCCCAGGCAGCCCCGGCAAGTTCTGACCCTCAGTTGGGAAGGCTACATCGGCAAGCGGGTCTTGCGCCGGGGCTGCCTCGGCCACCGGCATCATCTGAGGCGCCATCTGCGATGGTTGCGGAAGCGTTGGTGACTGATGCGGTGATACGGTTCTAATCTGAGACGCAGCCTGGTACTCAGCCTCTGGAGCACCGAACAGCGTAATGTCTTTGATGATCTGAGCGATGTACTCCTGCGTCTCCGGTGGCAGGTCGTAATACGGTGGCGACTGCACGTACTCAGTGAACACCTTGGTGAACGCTTTGAGGTCATCAGTAGGCAAGATCTCAATGAGCTCGCCCATAATGACAGCCTGCAGCATGTCGCGCGCATGGCTAATCGCTACGAACTCATCAGTCTGGCTCTTGTTGAAGGTGCGGAAGTTAATCGCATCACGAGCCTCGTCTGGCGTCATGAGGCCGAGCTGCACCATCTCAAGGACGCGAGACTCTCGGTGTGAAGCATCCACCTTGAACAGGGTGTTGCCGTCAATGTAGACCTCGGGGTCGTCCACGATATCAGTGTTTGAGATGGCCTTCCACGCAGGAGCGCCTGCGTTGTCGAGCATCTTGATAACTCTGCGCTCGGTGTAATGTCGCTTCATAAGCAACAGAGCGGTGAGCATCGTGTCTTCGATCGCTGCAATCATCTCATGCTGAGTGGCGAGCAACTGCGCAGAGTCCTGCTGAGTAAGCGTGCGCGCATGCACGCCCGACTTAACGCCAGGCTCCCTTCGACCAAGGGTCACGCCGTGAGCGCCAGCAACATCGCTCATCTCCTCTCGGAGAAGAGAGGGCTCTCTAACAACATGCGCAGGAAGCTGCTGCGGACTGGCCGGTGATGGTGCGCCGCCACCAGGGGTGAACCTGATGATTCCGCCCGGCTTGTTCATCAGCGTGCCTTTTCGCACGTCAGCTGTGCGGGGGATAAGCCATGGCGGGTTGCCCATAAGCCGCACGTTTGCGTGGATCTGCGTCCTGGTGCGGTTGTAAAGCTGCTGCAAGTCAGCAATCTGAACCATGGGACCCTGGCCCCACAGGTCGCCCTCAATGGTGTGATAGCGCACAAGCCGCACTGGGTATGTGTCGCGGACATCCTCACTGAACTCTGTTTCAAGGTAGAGGTCGCCGCTGATAATGGCGTGTCGGCCATCTCGCCAGTAGACCTCATAGACCTCAACGCGGCCGTCAGGAATGTACTCCTGGAATGCGTATCTGGTGTCTTCTCCACCGGAAGAGAGTTCCTCGATCTTGTCCGACTTGTCTGGGTACGTGTCCTTCAGCTCCGCCTTCGTGGAGAAGCTGCGGATGGCGCACCACCTAGCCTCTGACGGGTCGTGCACGCCCGGCTCAAAGAAGAGGTTGAACGGACTGATAACGTCGCTCCTGACGCGACCCATGACCTTCTTGCCGCCTACGACCTTCTCTGGCCTCGGACCCTCCAGCTCATCATCGCCGGGCATAGAGTTCGCCGCAGCCGTGACTTCGTAACCGGGCTCGTAATACGTGTGAATACCACAGTTGCCGGTCTGAGCGAGCCAGCGCACAACCTCTTGCCACTTCCGCGTCTGCTTCTCTGACAGCCAGAAGTACCGAAGCGCCATCTCGCTGGCCGTCGCCTTCGTGATGTCGTTGATCGTGTCGCTTGCCGGGATGACCACTGGGGTCGGTATGTCCAGGGTTAGTCTGGAGATGATGCTCCTCTCGATGTTCATCATCTGGTTGACGGTAACCCGCACCTCTCCAGGCTCCCTGCGTATGTTGCTATAGGAGCGACTGCGCCTGTCCCAATACAGCCACTGCTCCCCTCGCAGCATTCGTATGGCGGCAGACCACTCCCTGTCCTGCCTGGTGCGCTCGCTCTTTGAGCGTGAGAGCCGGCTCTGCATATTAGTTGGGAAGCGCGCCATCGACTAAGCCTGCCTCTGCTTGAGCAGCTGGATGAGCTCTTCATACCCGCCTTTCTGGGGTGCGGTGAAGGCTTGTGTTGCAGCCGGTATCGCTTGGCCTATGCCAGCCACTGTTCGCGCGGGCGAACCTGCTGCCGCTCCCTCAATAGCCTGCCCGATAGCACCGCCTGCGGCCATGCCGGAGCTTGCTCCTGCGAGTCCTGCCCCAAGCCCAGCGGCGCCGCCTGCTAGCCCGAGTCCACCGGTGAGTCCACCAGCGACACCGATACCAACCGGTAGGAGTATCTTGGTCAGGAAGTCATCCCAGCCGAACTCATCTTCCTTCTTTTGCGCTCTTGCCTGGGCAATCTGTTGCCTCTTGGCGCTGCGCTCA